GAGTGGCCGTTCGAACAGAACAGGGCCAAACCAAGGAAGTGCACGCTCGCTTACGTGTGCCTTACCCCGGAACTTAGCGGGAATAGCACCAGGACCGCGCTTGATGCGCGTCGAGGCGCCCCCGGAGAAGCCAACCATCTTTAACAGAGATGGCGGGCGGGCTCCGATGGTGTCAATGACGAACTTACGTGCGCGATCGAGGATCTCAGTGCTAGAAACACTGAGTCTCCGGCCGCGTCGTGGGCCCGCATCAACCAAGAACTCGAAGACACACTCTCGCGTCATAAGACGGAGGTTTGTCTTACGATTTCTTGTCTCCGCTTTCAGCCACTTTTGGATGGCTTTCTCCTTCCGCTCGTTCGGCGTGCAATCAGGTTTCCCGGTGAGGGATTCCAGGCCCGGCGACGAGTATTTCGACCAGAAGTTCTCGTGGATCGATTGTCCACGAAAGGTAGAGAATATTGCGTCTCTACCGAACATCTGGCGAAGCAAGCCGTCAATTTCTTGACGGCAGCAAATAGGAAGGTAGTTCGGAGAACGGTCCGGTCTACGCGTCGCGTTAGACTTACCGGCTGTTTTCATGGAGATCTCCAATGAAAGGTCAACGAGAGGAAGACACCCCTGAAGGCAACGTCTCATGGCACTGGTCTGCAAGATGCAGTGAGCCAGTGATACTGAGAACGAGTGCCAAAAGGAGGGCGACTACGGCTTTATCAACCGTAGACACCTTCGAGCCCAACCAGAGAGTTGTGCACGAGTGTCTTGCTCGTACCGAGCGAATCCGCGAGCATCCCGATGAGGTTCGTGCGTTCCTGAGTGGACGACGATTCATCGAAGGTGACTTCGAGGGTAGCGTACGCGGTACGGGCCACCTTCGGCGAAGAAACGCCGTTGATGACTTCGTTGACGACAACCGGGACGGTCAGCGTCAGCTTTCCGCGAAACTTCGATCCGGACTTCCGCATCGAAACCGTTAGCTTCTCTTCGCCAACGGGCACACCGTTCGAATTGACCACGGTACCGACCCCTTGACTCACGTCACGGGGAAGGAAAGCGTGGGCGATCGGTGTGGGAGTGGCTCGGTCGTTGACCGAGATACTCTGAAGTGCAGGCATTGCCTACCTCCTGTGCTGATGATGAAGCGCAGCAGCGGACGCTGCATGCGATAGTGACGTGAAGGGTGACTTCACAAAGAGTCTGGGAAGGGGCATGGAATCGTAAATTACGCGATTCCAGACCTTGGAGTGGATCTGACAAGTTATCAGAGTCCCCTCCTTGGGCCAGTAATACTGGCTCCATCGCTCCTTCGCCCTCATCCGTGTATAAGTAGTAGTACTCATACCCTTGAAGGACGTCCCGAAGGACGCAGTCAAGGCACTCAGACACGAACCGATTGGTATAAGCCAATCGATAAGGAATGAGTACGGAAGAAGTTCCCAACCAAAAGCAAGAGGGTTTGTGAAACCCAATTGGTCCAGCTGGAAAAGACCCGGGTTCGACAGAACGACGTCGATCCGGACGAATACACCATTGGTGCGTTCGCCAGACAACTCGGCCGTCCTCCCCGTTGAAAGGGGGAGTTCTGTCGGGAGTGGATCAGACTCTTCAAGCCTTCTCGTAGCAGTAATCATCGGGATGGATTTAGCCTGGCTTTTGGCCAGGTTAACCAAATCGACGATGTCCTGTATAAGTGGCTTCCACCCATAAACGTACTCTAGCCAGTGGCTAGATACCCCCCGTGCATATTCTGCACGAGAGCGTTTATGTGCAAAACGCCACCGAGAAAAGGCACGACGCTTACGGTATCTCCCGTGTTTGGGAGCCCAATGACGCCGTTCCGCAAACTTGAAGAGCGCATCCGTCGCACGCTTCCAGTCGCCCTTACGAGCGGCTGAAATAGCACGGCGGAGCGCCACGACAGCCTCAAAGAGCATGGTCAGGGTTTGGTCAAGCTGCGCTAAATCTGCAGCAAGATTAAATGCCCCTTCCTTGATCTTATTCATACACTCCGTTTCGCACCTGTTTACCAAATTGGTAGAGGTGCGAGGATAGCGACCTGTGCCTGACGAACCGTAGTAGAAGTCCGTCGAGGAGGCGCTATATCCCTGGCCACCAGTATGTCGAACAAGGGCACCGCCCGTGCCGACAGAATTGGAGGCCAAATACGAGAATGCGGGCCCCGGAATTAACCGGAACGCGTATCCTCGAAACAGAGTTGGCTTCCGCCAGCCCTGTATCAATGGCGCATTGCCACCCTGTTTCCATTTCTCGGCATAGTACCGAGTCTGGGTAAGAGGGGCATTGTTGGCCATCGAAGGGAAAGTGTATGTGGTCCTGAGTCCCCAATTGTTCAGGGAGTCAGAACCAGATCTGTTACCCCTCTTGTTATGAGAGGTACCAGGACGCTTCGTGGTCATGGGTTATCTCCAATAATGGAGATATCACAAGCCCGCACGGTTGCCAACCGTTAGCCGGAGCAATCATCTCCTGTTTAGGACATGAGCGGTCACCCGCTTGTGAATACTCCTGGGACGTC